CAACACAGACAAAAGCATTGCGTCCTTTGGAGTAAGACTAAAAGCTCTTGATCAAGATTTTGGTAAACTTCCAAACACTACAGCAGGGCTTAACCAAAAGCTAGCAGAGCTAAAAATTGAGCTTAACAATACTGTCAGATCAAGCTCTGACTACACCCGTGTTTCCAATGAAATTATTGGTATTCAGAAAGAGCTTTCTAAAGAGACAGGTGAAAGTGCGCAAGCGTTTGAAAGGCTGAACAGAGCGCAAGAAGGAGCCGAGCGTAGAGCCGCCAAGTTTGCAGGCGTAGGCGAATATGTCGCTGGATTGTCCAGTTTAGGGGCTGGGACCGCTACGCGCCGTCCTGAGGACTATGCGACAAGCACTCGCCGTGGAGAACCGCTTGTAGGACAAATGCGCTCTAGGGAGGGCTTTCCGCAAGCCTATAGAGATCCCGACTCTAAGGGAGCAATGATTTCGCCTGGTTCTGGTACTAGGCAGTCTAAGCGTTTGTTTGATCAGACATACAAAACGAAAGAAGAAACTCAAAAACTAGCTGCTGAACAAAAAAACCTAGAAACTGTTTTTGATTCAGTAATTGATTCCTATCGGCAAGGATTGGGAAAAATTCAGCAACAGCAGCAAAAACGTCATGACGATTTAATGTCGCAGGTTGCAGAAGAGGATGCAGCCCAGCAAGAGTCTTTTAATGAGCAAGTTAAAAGAGAAGAAAACGCTTTTCAGCAAGAGCTGAAACGGCGCGACATTTTGCTGCAAGCGCGAAAGTCAGCTGAATCTGCGTTAGGTCTTGGCGGTAGAGACGACATCTCGTCTCTGTATCAGGGAATCATTGGGCTTTCTACCGCTGACATCAGGCGTCAGCAGCAGATGATGGGCAAGTCCGCTACCGATGTTTTTAATGACATTGCTACGGGGTTTAGCAAAGGCGGTCAGGCCGTTGACCTTAAGGGCAAGAGCACCGACATTGGCGACAGCATTGCCGAAGGCGTTTCAAAAGGCGCTTCGAGTTCAAGCGAAATAAGCAAAGGTGCCAAAAGCTTTGCGGAAAAACTGATCAATGCTTATAAAGCTGCTTTTGGCATCAAGAGTCCATCTAAGCGTACTGAACAAAAAATTGGCATCCCTCTAGGGCTGGGCATTATTCGCGGCCTTTTGTCTGCTCTCAAGTCTGGGAAAAAAGAGATTCAGCGAGAGATTGAATCAATTGCAGATCCTGTTATCAACAAGTCTCGCCAACCGCGTCGCTTGATTGGGACTGTAAATCAACCAATAGCAACATTTACGGGTTATGGCACCAAGTCTCGGCCTGCTGATCGAAGCTACCGACCGCTGGGGAAATCTCCTGTAAATCTTGACTCAGAAATTGATCGAATGTTTGATCGGTTTAGGGCAAGCATAGCTGCGCTGACTACTGACGCAGAAATTTACTACAACCTCTTGCAGAGGCTTCCTACTTCTCGAATCACGACAACCCTGGCAGACTTAGCAAACAAAAGGTCTACGGCATTACAGGTCAGTGGGTTCATGGAGACCCAGCGACAAATTGGACCTGGAGATCTTGAACGCGAAATTGCATCCAGCGTTGCTGGGTACATGAAAGAGCTTCGTGCGCCAAATCCATGGGTCGGAATAGCCGGTGATTACAAAACATTCATAAATTCAGTTTCTACAGAAACACGCCGCTTAAGAAGCGATATTCCTGCGCTTCCCCCGTCGAAAGTGGCAGGCTTGCTGCCTCCGGCGGCTGGCTTGACACCCGCGCAGCAAGCGCGAGCCTCCGCTGCTTATAGCAGGTCTGATGAAAGGTCCAGGCGTGTATTTGAAGAAGATGCTTTGCGGGGGAGCGGACAGCCGCGTTCTCTTTCCAGCGGAGCAGGAGGCCGTGGCGGCGGCCCTGCGAAAAACGCTACCGCAAGTGCAGGTGACAGTTTCAAGGAATTAAATACAACCCTTCGTAAATTTGGCCGACTTAGCGATAGAAGTACAGCAGACGTTCGTGAGCTGGGGGCGAGTCTTGGGATGCTTGGCGAAACGCTTTCACCCCTTGATGCTGATTTCAAGAAAGTCAACAGAGCTATTGCCGATCAAACAGGATTGATTGAAAAGGAGCTTCAAAAACGCAGTCGCACTCGCCGCAGGTTTTCACCCGGCAAGGCCGCCCAGGTCGCTGGTGCAACGATCTCCGGTGGTATTTTCGGTGGACCTGAAGGGTTCCTGGGTGGCGCAATTGGTGGCGCAATTGGTGGTGTTGGTGGTTCTTTTGCTGGCGCCGCACTTGGCGCTCAGGTTGGACAGCTCAGGCAGCAGCTTGGTGGGTTTGCTGAGTATGCGGCGAGCATTGAGAGACTCAAAATCGCGTTGAATGGTATTGCAGGTGACGCAAATAATTACAACCGAGCACTGCAAGCCGCTGCTGATGTCACAAAAGAATTAAATATTCCACAAGAAGTTGCTATCAAAGGAATCACTCGACTTACAGCAGCAGTAAAAGGTGCTGGCGGTGGCATTGCTGATGCAGAGCTTGCGTTCAAGAACATTAACTCTGCAATTATCGCTACGGGCGGCGGTGCAGAGCAGGTTGAAGGAGCCGTAACTGCGCTCGTTCAGATTTTCTCGAAGGGCAAAGTCAGCGCAGAAGAAATCAATCAAATTGCAGAAAGATTGCCCGGTACATTTAACAAAATTGCCGAAGCGTCAGGCAGGACCGGCCCAGAGCTGACAAAAGCTTTACAGCAGGGCGAAGTTGGCCTGAATGACCTGATGAAGTTCTTGGTTCAACTGGGTGGTGAGTACGGCGAATTGGCTGAAAAGATTGCTGGGTCTTCCGAGTCCGCTGGAGCAAGATTGACGGTTGCATATAACAATATGCGGATTGAAATAGGCAAAGCTCTTCAGCCGATTGGCGCTGAGTTCCAACAAGCTTTTGGCGAGTTCCTAGAAGAAATCACTCCAGCAATACTTGCGGCATTGCCAAGCATCAGGGATGGATTGATTGCGCTTGCGAAGAATCTTGACTTGGTAGCTCAGGCTGCCGCTGCTGCTTTCGCTGTGTTCGCAGTTGGCAAGATTGCGGCAATTGTTGCCTCTATTGGCTCGTTAAGCAAAGCGGTTTCCGCATTGGCTGCAAATGCCGTAATAGCGAAAAAAGCTTTGATTGGGTTGAATGGAGCCGCACTATTGAATCCATACGTAGCTTTGGCCGCTGGCGCTGCTGCGCTAGCAATTGCAATTAACAGAGCAGCAAAGGAGCAGAATAGACTGAATTTACTGCTAAGAGAAGGCAGCGTTGCGGCTGTTGACAAAGAAATTGCGGAAAACAGTGCCGCAGTTGCTCGCATCGAGCAAAAAGACTTAAAAGGTTCTTCAACCATAAGCGGGCAAATTGGTGAATTTTTAGCCAAGCCCATACTTGACCCTCTTCGCGAGGCACAGCTGACGCAATTAGGGGAGACAGGCAAGAAACTCCGAGAAGCCAGAAAAAGAGCGGTGTATGACCGCGATCAAGGCGCTGATTTGCCCGATTATCTTTTAAACAACCTAACTGACTTCGCTTCTCCTACCGGCACTGATACCGGCGGCGGCGGCGGCGGCGGCGGCGGCAAGGCAGAAAAAGCACGCAAGTCTCGGCTTGATTCGATTAGAGATCAAGGCAAGCTTGTGTTTTTTACAAAAGCCCGACTGAAAAGAGAGCTAGAAATTGGAGAAGCGCAAAATAAAAACAATCTATTGCGAGTCAGCGAGTTGAATAGTCAGCAAATATCTGTTGACTTTGCTGAACAAGCGGCGCAAGTTGAGCTTCAGTACCGTGACGCCCTCAGGGCTGCTCAAGGAGACAAGAATGAACAGGCGATTGTGGCAGAAGAGTCTTTGAAGAGGGAGGTCGCAACAAATAAGCTTCTGGTTGAATTGGACGGGGCGCGTGCAAAAGAAGCACAGCGATACAGGATTGAGAAAGAAGCCATCGCAAAAGCTTCTGAAGACGAGCTATTTAACTTACGCGATCAGCTCGGATTGGTGTCGAAGCAACAAAAAATTGATAAGTTTGCCGAATCAAAGAAAAATGACCCTAATGCCGCTGAACTTACTGATCTTTACCGCCAAACAATAGATCCCACCTTGACGGAAGGTTTGAGTCAAAACATTCGCAGTTTGAAAAAAGAACTGGAAGATCTGGTAAATCCAATCAATCAAATTACTGGCGCAGCAAACGCTATTGGGACTGCATTCTCACAGTCGTTTACCAATGCAATTACTGGTGCCACAAGCGCGAAGCAGGCATTGGCTGATTTCTTTAAGAGTGTTGGTAGCTATTTCTTGGATATGGCGGGGCAGATCATTGCGAAGATGGTGACGATAGCGGTTTTAAATGCTGTTGTTGGTTTGCTGCCTGGTAGCAGCGGCGGCGGTGGGTTTAATCCCAACGCACCGAGCATTACAGGCAACTCCCTAGGCGACTTTGGTGGCGGTACGCCCTTTGCTGGAGCGTTTAGAGCCAACGGCGGCCCAGTAACCGCAAACACGCCTTACATCGTTGGAGAGCGTGGGAGAGAGCTTTTTATTCCACGCCAAAGCGGAGTCGTCACTAACAATGAACAGTTTGAGGCTGCTCGTAAAGCAATGGGCGGCGCGAAAAACAGCTCTAATAACGCCTTTGCCGAGAACGCTGAGGCCATCGGCACCTCAACCTCTTACACTAAGGAAAAAGTTATGGAGCGTGAACGCATCGCTTCAATAAACAGCAACCCGATTGATGTCAGGACTGAAACTACTGTTATCAATAACGTTGAGTATGTCACCGTCGAGCAGTTTTCACAGGGCATGAAATCGACAGCTCGCGATGCACAAGCAAAAGTTCTGAGTGATCTTCGCAATCGTCCTGCCACTCGCGCACAGGTGGGTATCAGATGACTATTGCAATTGGAACCTACATAAAGCTGCTGGATCACGCTGGCGCTTCAGCCGGATATGGATTCCAGAATTTTCATCATGGCGAAACAAGGACTTATAACGGCGAAAGTTATATCTTTGGGGCCTTCGGGTTTAGCGGTGGGACGGTTGACTTGCAAGCTGGAAATATCAGTGCCAGCCTTGTCTTTGCTGTTAATCAGCTTGACCTATTAGTTTTTCAGCAAGCAGCCCAAAATCGATGGTTGATTCAAATCCGCACGGTATGGCTTGACCCTGATACGTTGGATGAAGGGAGCACTTACGGAGAAGAAGTATATGCAGTTACAGGCTTAGAACATGACTCAAGCCGCTTATCGATTCGACTTGGCAGCCCATTGGATGCGGTAAGCCAGAACGCACCGCGCAGACTGTTGACACAAGCTCTTGTCGGGAGTCTTCCCTCTACAGGCAATATAAACCTCCAGTAATGCTGAATCCAAACCGCCAAATTGCTTTACTGCCGCAGGATCGGCAGATCATGCAGCTCACGGGGATGAGCGAAAAGGATTACCGCTTTTTCATGCGGCAAGCAATTCTGCATTCCAAGTTGCGACCTGGAGAGCCAACAGCATTTGTTGACCCAGTGTCAATTCTGATTCAGCTAGTCATTGGCATTGCCTTAACTTATTTAGCGACATTATTGGCCCCAAAACCAAAAGCACCAGAAGCGCAAAACCTCGATTCCAAGACGGTCCAGGGTCAGAATCTAGTCAATGGCTCACGTTTTACGCCTAAAAGCGGTTTTGACTCTGTTCAAAACGTAGTTGAGCTGGGCTCTGTTGTACCACTTGTATATGCAAATAGGCAGTTTATCGACGGCATCGCTTATGGCGGAGTAAGAGTTAATACGAATTTAATTTGGTCGCAAATTTACAGCATTGGTGGCGGCCAACTATTAAGAGCAGTGTTTTTAATAGGTGAAGCCAGTATCACAAATTTGGATGCAGAGCAGTTTGCCATTGGTAACAACTTGATCAACGGTTATGACTTGAACAGTGACTTTGGGCGAATAACAATTTATTCGAGCCCTGATGGGGGGCGTCTTTCGTCTTCTGATCGTATCGCTGGCCAACTCGCTGCAAACGATACAGGCAATGCCGAAAATGATGGCGGCGGTGATGTGTTTCAGGTTCGCGGCGTAGGTAACGCATGGACAACTGATTTCTGTTATGTATCCACCCCAAGCAACCAGACGGCATTCGGACTTTATGGATTCATCGGAAACAACTTTTCATTTAGGGTAAACCCTGCTTTCCGTACAGCTCGCAAGGCCGAAACTAGATCCGATGGCGAACTTAACTGCGCCGCAGACTGGCAGCAAAGGGCCGAGCGCGATAAACAGAACTACATTTTCCCAGGGCGTGTTGGCGCTATTGGTGGCTCAGACACTCTGACCAGTCTGGCTGTTGGTGATGATGTAACAGTAACGATTTACTCAAGCTCCGACATACAGCGAGTATTTCAGCGAGGTGGTGATGAAGGCGAGGCTAGTTGCGGCGACGTAGGTCAAGCTGTTGCTTCTCGCCAAAGATCCAATGACGAACAGATTAACTACGGAGACCTTTACCGAATCGGCAGCGCATTAGCAATATGCAAGCAAAGATCAGATGAAGTTTTCGTTTCTGATGCAGATAATGATCCTGTCGGTGGTGGGACGACAACCACTGCAATGTTTGAAGTTATTCGTGCTGGTCAGGCGAACTTGTGGACCGCTGGGACGGTGCAGGCAGCTGGTGGTTATAACGCCACACAGAGCAGTCACATTATGCAGGCGGCAGAAGCAATCTTTTCAACTGAACGTCAGGGACGTGTTGTTGAAGTCGGGATCCGCAGCAATCTCCAGGTGAATATCTCAGGGCTTTGTAATTTCAAAGACGCTAGGGGCTACGAGCGCATTGATTTTGAT